TCGAATCCCTGGAGGAAAACAAATAATGGTATACTGTGATTTCTGCGGAACCTGCATTATGGCGGGTCAGGGTGATCCTGATGGAACTGGCTACGTTACCCTCACCACTCCACCGCTGAAGATGTCATTCCAACGGGCCAAGGTGGCACAAATCCTACACATGTGCAACGCTTGCATGTGCCGTGCAATCGATGACCGTTACTCGGACTATGCCGATCCTCCAGTAGAACGGGGGCAAGGACATTGAGTAAAATCGGAGAGAAGATCCTACGAGACATGCGTGACACCCTACAAGAGGAGCAGAGAGCCCGAGACCTGCAAAAGGACTACGATGCTAAGGTGAAGGAGATGCGCGACCTCTTGGAGGAAGTCGGAAAGATCCTTAATAGTGACCCCAACGACGAAGGGAAGGAGGAACGATGAGCCAGAACACAACAACAGTAATTCTCACCAAGCAGGCTGACAAGAAATACAGCGTGAAATGTGAAGAGGACGTGGCTGGGAAAGGAGCAGCACGCGTACTCGGTACCGTTTACATCCAAAAGTGGTTCGCCGAAGATGCACAATCATTCGAAGTGACCATCACCCGGAAATAAAGGTACCGGCTTTGCGACAATACGTCCTTGAAAATAGGACAGGAGTGTGATATAATAATACATCAGTGGGACGAAGAGTTCGTAACAGGAGGTAAGAACCTCCGGAAAGGTAGAACGGATATGGATGATATCCTAAGTGCAGTCGAAAACGAGGCAGCAGCGCTGTCCGATGCGGACATTCAGGCACAGCTTGAAGGTCTGATGAAGCAGAAAAAGGCTCAGGCTGAGCGTCAGAAGGAGTACAACAGTTCTCCTGAGGCGAAGGCAAAACGGGCTGAGTACAACAAACTCCGCGCGCAGGATCCTGAAGTCGTTGCAAAGCGTAAGGAGTACCAACAGCGTCCTGAAACCAAGGAACGCAACAAGCTGTATCGGCAGAAACGTGCCGCGGAACAGAAAGCCATCCTCGCTGAGGCGGCCAAGCGCGGCATTACCTTAGAGTCCCTTCAAGGACAATAAGGTAACCTTCGGGGGATCAGCCACCCGTTAGGAGTCTTCAGGCTCTCGATGCCTGTCCGCTCTGAGAGTCGCTGGTCCCCCATCTTTTTTCCGGTTACTTGACCTTGAACTTCAAGGAGAATCGTATGAACGATCAGTACATGGACGTGAAACCGAGCAACATAAAACCTCCATATGCAGGAGCCAAGGCTGTTGTACTCCTTAGTGGTGGCATGGACAGCACTACTCTCCTCTACAATGTCCTGTCGAACGGATACAAGGCCCACGCGCTCGGCTTTGACTACGGACAGCGACACCTGAAAGAACTAGCAGCCGCACAGAAGATCGCAACAAAGGCACGTACACCATTCAAGCTCATCAGTCTTGCCTCAGTTCACGACAACATCCTTTCTCATGCCGGCAGCTCTCAGACCAACGAATCCGTTAGAGTACCCCACGGACGCTACGACGACGAAAGCATGAAACAGACCGTCGTACCCAACCGTAACATGATGATGCTGAGCATCGCTACCTCGTATGCAATCGTGCTCAAAGCGGACATAGTCGCCTATGCAGCTCATCATGGTGACCACGCTATCTATCCTGACTGCCGTCACGAGTTCATGGAATCCATACATGCGACAATGCGTATCTGTGACTGGCACCCAGTATCCCTTTATGCTCCGTTCCGTGAGATGCGTAAGGAAAACATTGCACATCACGGAAAAGCTCTCGGCGTGCCCTTCGACCTTACATGGTCCTGCTACGAAGGCAACGACATTCACTGTGGCAGGTGCGGCACGTGCGTAGAACGCAAAGAGGCCTTCGTTCTTTCCGATGTGCCTGATCCTACGGAATACGCAGCATGACTATCTCCAGACAGGAATACAACGAACTCCGCGAACACCTCCGAGACAGACCGGACATCTGGACGGAGCTTCCCAACGGTCTCTGGGCTCGTTCTGTTGACGATGTTCCACAGCTTGCTCTCGTCCTGACTCCGAAGAACGGCACAGTAGATCTTCGCGTCGTGCCGAGTGGTTGGGACGACGATGAATGCACCAAGTACATCGAAAACCTGCTTGCCCACTGGACTAGCTACGGACAACGCCTTCGCATCCAGAAGTTCTTGGAAGGTATCGTCGAGGGCACCGCAGCTGACACAGCACATCAACTCATTCGCATCCTTCACTCGGACAGCTGGGATCCTGAAAATGCCCCTTTCCAACTCAGTCTTCCAGCGGACATTGCAGGACCAGATGTCAAGACCGAAGACCTGCCAAAGCTTCTCCACTTTCCTCTTGTAGGAGGAGGATGGCTACGACTCGCTCCGCAAACTACAGCATTCCACGTAACCGTCTCTGTGCCTCTTCACAAAGACTACGGCGGCGGTTACGCATCGCATCTTACAGGCTATGTTCGGCCTTCCGACGGACGCATCAGACAAGCAGCAGCAATGCTGTCCGGAAAAGAAATCGCACCCGAAGAGGAATCAACACAACTACCTTTACCCATTGAATAGGAGAAACGTATGGCTGAGAACCCTAGTTCAGATCCCATAATCCCGAAAGACAGAATCGTCCTTCGGCAGTCCGCGATCAAAGAGTACCAAAACTGCAAACGTCTCTACGGTTGGTCCCGATTACAAGGCCTACAGCCTGAAGGTCGACGTCCAGCTCTTGCAATAGGCACCGCAATCCATCATGGCCTGGCAGAGATCTTTTCAGGTACCGAAACCAGGGCCGCCACGAACGAGGCTGTGGAAAAGTTCAAAGAAGAAATGGGTCCTGCTGCACTCCCAGGCGAAGCCACAATACTAGTAGATGGTGAAGACCTAATCCGGAGAATGCTTCCGGCATACACTTCACACTGGGAGAACATGGGTGACCTTTTCTCTCCCCTCGGCATCGAAGTCGAGTTCTTCGTGGAAGTCGGTGAAGCCACCGGAGTGTTCATTCGGGGCCGAGTTGACAACATAAACAGCATGAAAGGTGGTCTCTGGCTCGTTGATCACAAAACGATAGGACGCAACGATCCTCGTGACCGTCTCAAATACGAGATGGATGCACAACCTACCACCTACATCTACGGCCTCACGAAACAGCTCTCCACAGAAAGCATGGGACGTGGAGGCAAACCAGTCATCGTTCGAGGCCTAATCGTTGACTGGCTCATCAAGACCAAAACTCCACAGTTCGAACGTGAGGCATTCTCTCGCACCGTTCCTGAACTACGTGAATGGGAATCCGAAACGATCGAAATCGGACAGGAGATCCTTGCCAGGTTCGCACGAGTACGTGACGGCGAAGATTGGAAAACGGTCTTCTACAAGAACACGGATCACTGCTTCCGCTTCGGAACGTGTCAGTTCAGGGACCTTTGCCTGGAAGACACGGAAGCACGGCGAAGCATGTTCATCCAACGCCCGCCTGACTATGTCGACGAGGCACAACAGGCTCTGAACACCGGCAACGACTTTGACATCACGAACTCACAGTTCTCTCCACAGGCAGACACGGAATGACCTACGTTCGTCTCCTACAAGGGAATCTCTTGATCGTCAAGGACCCTGATACCACAATGCACAAGGGCCTGCATCTTCCTGACATCAGAAAGGTGCGGGCTATGACTGGAAAGGTTCTCATGCATGAACAAGGCTGGCTCGAAGACATGAAGGGGAAACGCATTGTCTACGCCAAGTTCTCCGAGAAACCTTTCCCAATAGGTGAAGCACCCCTCTTCACCATAACTGAGGACTCTGTGATGGCAGTCCTCGATGAGGAGTAGCACATGACTGGACAAGACCTGATTGACACCTTCAAGGAGTTCATAACGGACGAATTGAAGAGCGAGACTGGCAACGACCTACAAATTACAGAAGAGCGTGCCCGTGAACTGATCTCCGATGCTGAAGATCATCTCATTGACTCTCTCGAAGACTCCGGAGCAGACTTTTAATGATCCTGTACAACCAGCATGGTAACGCATGGGCTGAATTTGCTCTAGGCATGGGTCCGGCAGGTCAGACAATGACCCTTCGCATGAAGCGGCGTGGACAATCAGAGATCGAAGATCTGATCACCTTCTTCGTGTACGAGGACAAACTGGTCTACGGCAGCTCAAACAACAAGCCTGTAATGCCTGGCAAGGCTCTTACGAAGGAGGAAACCTAATTGCCGAGCAGTCTCCCGAAGCTCTATCGTACAGATGAACTCGAAGCCAGCTACGCTACCGTTCTAGGCTTTGGTCCGGCAGGGGCAGGCAAGACGTATTCAATACGCTCTTGTCCCAAACCTCTGATCCTTGCCACAGAACTTGGCGAGACGAAGGGATTCCTGTCACTACAGGATCTCCACCTTCCCTTCATCCCAATCGGTTCTCACGACGATCTCGTGTCCGTGATTGCCGAGCTCAACAGTACTCCTGGAGAATGTTCCTACGAGGGAGAGAACTTTGAAACCATCGTTCTCGACAGCATCACGCATCTCGGTGAGATGTACCTCGAACAGTTCATGAAGATCAAAGGCTGGAAAGACCTGCACGGAGCCGATGCTCGAGGTAAAGATCCTCGACAAGCCTATGGCTATCTCTCCGAGAAAGGTCGACAGGCTTACAAGCTTCTCTTCAGTGTTCATGCTCACCTCTACATCATCGCAAGGGAAGGCCTGCTGCAGGTCGGTGATGGAAAAGAGGCTACCTACTTCCCTGTCCCCGAGCTTCCAGGACAACGCTTACCACGCGAACTTCCTGGATGGCCCGATGCCTCGGTTCGTCTTGCCCGAAAATCCGCTAAGCACGTGCTGCTTACCACAGGAGAAGAAGGCGCGCCGTGTCGTGTACGTAGTCCGGAAGGGGCTCCAAAGCTTGCATCGCGTTGTCGACCTAACGTAGGTGCGTTAATGCGTTACATGTGTGGAGACCATTCCGCGGCGGATGATCTTGATCTGAAGAAGGCAGTATGACGAAACACGCTTGGTACATTGGCAGCTTCGTCGTGATCTACACGCTCGTTCACCGCATAGAAGTATTTGTTCTTCTGTGCATTCTAGGCTTCCTCTTTTGGGAGCTGACTGACTAGGAGGTCAGTAACTCATGGTACAAATCCCCAACGCAGTACCCGTCGAAGAAATGAAAGGTAACGAACCCGTTCCTGAAGGTCGTTACAACCTACGTTGCGAAAAGGCTGAGTTCGTCGCAAAGGGTAAACAGGCCACAAGCAAAGACCCCTACGCATCTTGCCAATTCGTGATCACAGGACCTGAAGACCAGGAGTCGTACATTGGTCGTAAGGTCTTCGCTAACCTCATGCTTGCAGGGCGTGGAATGTTCCTTACCAAGGGCTTCCTGACCGGCAGTGGCGAGGACAGCTCCTTCATCCTGGAAGACACTGACCAGCTTGAAGGTCGTGAAGCAGGTGCCACTGTTCTGATCGAAAAGCGTGAAGGTTACGACGACCGTAACCGGATCAAACAGTTCGGACAGTTGCTCTAACAGTTAGGGATGGATGTCCCGTTCTAGGGTGAGCGTCTTGCCAAGAATTGCCCATTCTACGGGATGCTCTGCGGGACATCCATTCCCCCTTAGGGGAGATACCGTATGAAACACACTCTTCCAGGTGGTGCGACTCGATCCGAACGTGCACCAGATCACACCCTCGTTCCTACAGAGGGCCTACGGTGCATAGTAGACCGTTTCGAACTCGGTCGGGAAACACATGGAGCTTGGCAGTGGCTGAGAAGCCTTGACACGCGTGAGAACGCAGAAGCATTTTGCCATGAAGCTGTCAATCACATCCACGAGCACCTTGCTCAGATGTTAGTTGATGGAACTAAAAAGGACGATCACCTTGGTGCAATCGGCTGGGGTGTTTGTGTCCTCGCGTACGCACGTAAACAATTCGGGGACGAAGTTCTCCCCGTACAACCTAAACCGCCCACTAGGGTAGGAGGTACACAATGAAAGCATGGTGGAAGTCCAAAACGTTCTGGCTTAACCTAGCGACACTCGGAATAGCATCTGCAGTGGAACAACCTAACCCAGAAGCCGTAGCACAGGTCTTGGCAGTAGCCAACATCATACTACGCTTCTTCACGAACACGGCAGTCGGACCACAAGACGGATAACCCTAAGGGCGGGCTGAGAGGCCCGTCCGTTTTTGAAAGGTATAACATGAACAAGCCTGACTACGATTGGTGGGTAAAGAACGCACACTCGGACTCAGCCTTCCTGCTGCTTATGGATGACGCGGACCTGTTTGAACAGGCCATCTGCAGCCGGCTGAAAGAAGTCGACCGGCCCTTTGATCAGGGCGTTGTGAACCAAGCAATGTGGCGTGCGATTCACGAACAAGACCGCTACGGGTCGCTATCGTCGATCCTCGCAGACATTAAAGAACTTCCTTCATCAGCTCCAAACGGCAGGTTCGGACACGTTCGCGGACACCGATCCGGCTTTGCAGATGCTGACGGACCATTCCTTGCTTTAGGACTTTCAGCATTCTGGGTTCCTTGGGCCGTCAAGAATGGTCGAGATGACCTGTTGGACGATATCGCCAAGTGGGCTGCAAAGGCTGGAGCATCCTACGTTCGTTGGTTTGGCATGCATGACTGGGCTGGAGGCGTAGATCCCACAAATGCGAACATAACCAACTACGACGGTCTAATGAGAGAAGCGATCACCGAACTGGCTAACCGAGGCCTACGATCCCAGATCACACTTTACACTCGACGTTCCATGGGCAACGAAGATCTTTTCCAAGAGTGGACACGTGACTGGGTACCTATCATCAACGACCATATGGACAACATCCACATGATCGAGATCTGCAATGAGTGGAACCACTCCCACAACAACTGGACCGACGAGGAAGTGCAACGGCTCGGTCACATCCTTCACTCTGAGACACGAGCGATGTTGGCCCTGTCTGCTCCTGTCTCTGGTGATGGTTGGGACAGCATTAAAGATCGTCTCTCGCACCTGTACTCGGGCTTCAACTCGTTCAAGGTAGTCACTCCTTTACACATGCCGCGACGAGACAACACGGGTGAAGGTCCTTGGCGTTGGGTGCGACAACCTTGGCACATGAAAGAGGGCATCGCCAACTGTGGCTGTCCTTACGTTGACAACGAACATCAACGGTGGGACAAGTCACGTCCGCAAGGCTCTCGCATCGTCTCCGTGGCAGCTGCAGCACCCATAATCTCCTGGATCTGTGGTTGTGGCGGAAGCACTCACCACGATGTCTACGGAGTCTACCCTCCAGACATCCTCTCTGGATACTCCAAAGACGAGAACTCCTGGAAGCTTGCCGAGGTACTCGGCAAAGTAATCCCTAAGCTTCCAAGGCAGCTACCTTCCTGGACACCATCGCGTGTCGGGGAAGACTGGTCCGGTGTTGAACATCCCTTTCCAGAGCTCCTCGACCAACACTGGTCCTTCAACTCGGACCTTGACGATGGCGTATCTCGTGCCTTTGCCGCACTTGATCCGAGCGACCACAAACGTTACGTGGTCTGCCTTACTGGCGTACTAGGTACCATAAAGCTCAAACACAAGGACCGTAGCTTCCACATCTACAGCCTTAGCACTGGCAAGGAGATCTATCACGGACCAGGCGCCATAGCATTTCGTGACGAAGGACACCCTGAATTCGGTTCTGCAGTCCTCATTACCTCGGAGAATATAACATGACAGACAGCGTTTTCGAAGCACGTGACCTAGATGAAATCGTCTACCACCTGAGAGATCAAATCCGGCGTTTCGAGTTCGGACCTCAGGACATAGCTGTTCCGGTAATGACTGGGGCGATTCACTTCGCCTCGGACCTTCTCCGTGCACTAGAATGGGAAGGGCCTGTCATGCCAATATGCGCTCGCTCTTACGGCCTTAACAATTCGCAAGGCGAAAAGGTTACTGTCGCGTGGACTCCGAACACTTCGGAACCGACCGACGAACTCCGTATCCAGGAGGAAACCTATGCGCGTATCCTGATCATTGACACAGTTCTCGAAACTGGAATGACTGTCAATGCAATCGACGAGGAGATCACTCGCAAGATGCCTTGGGCAGGCGACGTCTACCTTGCAGTGATGTTCGACAAGTCCGATCACAACCACTACGCGCCCGTAAGACAAACCTTTATCGGTCAGACAATTCCTCGAGAACAGTTCCTCGTCGGATACGGCATGGATTCCTGTGGACGCAACCGAAACACACATCAGGTCTGGACGAGCTGCGTAGGACGTTCTGAGGACGTAACCTCATGAACCTAACCCTGATACTCAACGTAGCATCCATTCTCTGCGTAGGATGCTCCGTCCTTATTGTAGGATACTACCCGATATGGGCTCTCGGCCTGTGCTTCATATCGGGTCTAATCACTTCTCAGGCCAGTCGATTCGACATACACATAACGGAGGAACCAGATGAAGATCTCCCTAACAAGAGAACTGGCGATGGGGCATAGGCTCTATGGCTATCAAGGCAAGTGTGCGAACCTTCACGGCCACAACTACGGCTTCGAAATCATCATCAATGGCAATCCAGACCAGGCTCTCGGACTAGTCATGGACTTCAAGGAGCTCGGTCAGATCATAGATCGCATCCTTGAGCCGTTCGATCACTGCACCCTCCTCATGGACGGGGATCCCATTGAAGACGCGCTGAACACGCACCGTTCGAAACATCAGATCTTGACGCGCAATCCGAGTGCTGAGAACATCGGCAGCCTGATCTTCAACCTACTCATGAACGAGGGCATACGAGTCTCGTACGTTCACGTAAAGGAAACATCCGACAGCTGTGCCTACATTGACCGAGTTGACCGCGACGTCAGAATCCTACGAGGGCTGTCATGAATCTTCACGTATCCGAGAGGTTCAAATCCATCCAGGGAGAAGGCGTTTGGTGTGGAGCACCAATGGCATTCATTCGTCTGTCTGGCTGCTCCGTCGGAAAGACGGTCTGCCACATGTGCGACACCGACTTCGAAGAGAAACATTCCTTTCGAGGTGGTGGCATCTACAGTCCAGATGAACTAGTAGCGTGGGCAGGCAACTACGAACGCGTCTGCCTTACCGGAGGAGAGCCTCTGGACCATCCCATCGACGAACTCGTGCACAAGCTAATCGCACGAGACAAGTTCATCCACGTAGAAACGTCAGGCACGAAACCTATGCCGGAGTGTTTCGAGGACAACTGGACCGACATTCATCTATGCATCAGTCCTAAGCCGGGCTACGATCCCACCCTGCTTCGTAACGCTGACGAGATCAAAATCATCGTACCGGGACTCGGAACCGGAAAGGGCTGGCCTGACCTCAATGAGGCTCTGAAATGGGCTTGGGAAGGCAAACGTGTATTCGTGCAGCCCGCGAACCACACCCATAACATAGATCACACTAACCTCAAACGTTGTATAGACCTTGTCGCAGAGCACCCAGAGCTGCACCTGTCCGTACAACTTCACAAGGTGTTACAAGTGCAATGAAGAAAGTACATGACATCGTTACGACGAGAGATCGTAGAACCTCAGTATCCTTCATCCAACACGGCAACGTCGATGATGGTTACGTATACGAACTAGTCTGTCCTTGGTGCTCGACGAGCATACACAAACTAGTTGCTCACCCTGAAGCAGAATGGCCTGATGTCTTGAAGACGATAAAATCTTACCAGGACCCCCATGATCGCGTGTGTCCCCAGAGTGGCAGTGGCGTATTCGCAGTAGAGCGTACTACGACTCCCCTAAACACATCAAAGCTCATTCGCGAGGAATAACGGAGATGAAACATTGGCGAAACTCGACCGGCGTAAAATTGAAGAAGCAACGCGACTCTTCCTTGAAGGCATTGGGCAAGACCCTAATGACCCTAACTTCAGGGACACACCTAAACGAGTCGCTAGGCTCTGGAAGGAGCTGCTAAGTCCGAAGAGAGTAAAGTACACAACCTTTCCAGACTCGTACGGAAGTATGGTCATTCTACGCGGACACAAAGTCCACGGAGTATGTCCTCACCACCTCCTACCCGTTGAGATGTCCGTATACGTAGGCTACATCCCAAACGCGAAAGTCCTTGGCCTGTCCAAGCTTGCACGTGTGGCCGAAGAACAACTCAACGCACCGATCACACAAGAGACCTTCACCAACCGTATCGCGGAACGTCTGGCAGCTCTAGACCCCAAAGGCATTGCAGTCGTAGTCTCTGGGCGTCATGGCTGCATGCGTCATCGAGGCGTTCGTACAGAAGCTGACGTAGTCACATCTGCGATGCAAGGCGTATACCTTACGAACCCTACAGCACGACAGGAGTTCCTCCAACTGGCAGGATGCCCGGAGCACCTTACATGAGCAAACCCACATTCGATAAGCCCGACCACTGCATTGACTGTCCACTCTATGACGAGCCAGGACCTGTCCCTGCAGTAGGACCTACAGACGCCAAGATGCTTTACGTAGGTGAAGCTCCTGGTGAGACCGAAGTTGACTCACCTATGTTTCGACCGGACCGCATGGCACCCTTCATCGGTGGTTCAGGTCGTATTCGCAACAGCATCCTAGGGCAAGCAGGCATCTCGTACAAAGACATACGTACCTGCAATGTCGTAAAATGTCGTCCACCCCGGAACAGAGCACCATCCGAAGTTGAAGTCAGGAAGTGTGCCAAGTTCCTCATCGAGGAGATACGCAATGTCAACCCGAACGTCATCGTCGCAGCAGGAGCAACACCCCTTAAAGTCCTCACAGGACTCGAAGGAATCGCTACATGGCGAGGAGTCCCTGTTGAAGGATTCGAAAAGCGAAAGATCTTCCCCACTTGGCACCCAGCCTTCATCATGCGACAGCAATACCAGTGGCCCTTCGCAGTCCACGACATGGTCAGAGCGAATGCTCAAAGCTCGTCCCCGGAGCTCCGCCGCGTACCGATCGATGTTATCCCGTCTGCAAGCGCTACAGCTACTGGAGAAAGTGTTCTCCGTCGCGCTCGAGAGGTCGGGAGCTTCTGCTTCGACTTTGAAACGACAGGGCTCTACCCAAGTACCGATACGATTAAAATGGTCGGAATTGGGGTCGAGCCAACACAGGCTTACGTGTACGATTGGACCTCTCGTAGTCAGCAACTCTTTCAGGAACTTGCTGCAGACCCTAAGATCGAAATCGTGGGTCAGAACGTGGAGTCGTTCGACATTCCCTTTGCCGAAGCGAAAGGCTTCAAGTTCGAAGGACCAGTCTTCGATACCATGGTCGCATTTCACCTCTGCAACGCCAGCTACGGACACAAGCCGGTCAAAGAAACCCGCAGGCAATTCGGTGCGGAAAAAGACCTCTCGTTCATAGCCAGCCTACACACCGACATGGTCTACTGGAAGTCACGAGAGCATTACAAGAACGATCTCCGCGAGGTCTGCGGAAAGGACGTCATTGCAACTGCTCGTGCTGCGGAAGACCTAAAGAAGGAACTCGCTGGGTACGGCATGACAGACCTATACTACAAGCACGTCATGCCTGTTCAGCCAGTACTTCGTGAGATGCATAACAACGGGATCAAGCGTGATGAAGAAACCTCTGTACGCTGGTCTCTGGCTCTGAAACGGAAAGCCCTACAGCTGGAAGAGAACCTAAAGAAGGAACTCAACCAGCCCACGTTGAACATAGCTTCCTCACAGCAGCTCTGCAAGCTCCTATACGACGATATGGGACTGCCTGCTCAGACACGAGAGCGTAAGGGCAAACCCTCAAGTCGTTCTGCAGACGCTGAGGCACTAGAACACCTCGCAGAGAAGTACGACAACCCTGTCCTGAAGCAGATCGTAGACATCAGACACCTACGTAAAATGGACAGCACCTTCATCAATGTCCGAACAGACGATGACGGCTTCGTACATCCATCCTTCGGGACATCCAAGACCGCTAACGGACGACTCAACAGCTGGAATCCAAACGGTCAAAACATCCCTTGGATGATGCGTAGCATCTACGTCTCGCGGTTCGGCAAAGAAGGGGTTCTGTACGCCTCTGACTGGTCTCAGATCGAATGGCGACTCGCAATGGTTCTCTCCGGAGATCCCGTAGGTCTTGAACTCCTGGGCTCTGGTGTCGACCAACACAAAGGTGTCTATGCAGAAGCCTTTGGCAAGCGCATTGAAGACATTACTCCAGATGAACGTCACGAGGCGAAATTCATCGTCTACGGACTGGGCTACGGACGTGGAGCACAAAGCATCTCCGAAGCACATAACATTCCGTTCGACAAGGTTCAGGTCTTCGTGAGACGATTCTTCGAACGCTTTGCCATCTACAACATCTGGAGAAAGGGACAGGAGCAATTCGTGAAGAAGAATCACTACCTGGTAAATCCCTTCATGAGGCGTCGCTGGTGGTACACGCGTCAAATCACCGAGATGTATAACTTCCTACCAGCCAGTACAGCTGCAGACATGATGTACGTCGCCTTGCGAGAAATCTACGATGGACTCCCCAAGGATGCAAAGATGATCCTTTCCGTCCACGACGAGATCGTAGTAGACACCCCTAAGGACTGTGCCAAGGAAGTGCATAACATAATCCAGAGCGTAATGGAAAAGACGTGGCCCGACATAACAGCCTCTTCAGCAAATCCAAAGGAGGTGCGGAAATGGTATCCCGATGGGTGGCATTGTCCTGCAGAGGGCTTCTTCGGGAACAACTGGAAAGACTGTAAAGGTAAAGACACGAACTCACTTGAGAAGGACGCTGCTATCAGAAAGGAGCTGGGACTATGATAGAGCTTGCAATGGAAATACCAAGGGCATTACTGAAAGACATCTCACCCCTGTGCGACTTCGAATTCTGCCTTGCACAGGAGACTGACAACGAGGAGTACGCAAAGTTCTACAAGGAGGCAGTTGAAAAGATCGGTCGCACTTGCATCATGGACAATGGCTTCCACGAGTTAGGCAGACCTCTGTCTGTCCTGGAACTCTTTGCAGCGGCGAACAAGGTCAACCCCACATACGTAATCGCACCGGACATGCTCGACGATCTGAAGTGGACGTTCGAGGAGTGGAAGAAGTGCAAACATGTCTTTCGAGATTCCAAGGTGAAGGTCATTCCTGTTCTCGTAGACGCTCCAGAGCTCGACCAAAAGTCTTTCATCCTAAACATTGATGGGGACGTCCTGTGTTTGCCTTTCCGACGTCCTCGGCTCAACTGGTATCGCTTTCACCGGGAGGAGATCCGAAAGAAGTTTCAGCACATCCACCTACTAGGCATCAACACTCTAGAAGAGCTAGAAGCCTTTTCCCAACTCGGGTACGAAGATGGCATACGCCTAACAGTAGACACATCAAAGCCTGTCAAGTGGGGACTTCTCAAACAACGCCTGATCAGTCTAGACTCCGTACGCGGTGCTCCCATTCACAGTTCTTCTCTCATCGGAGTTGAAAACGTCTCCCAGGAACAGCTGGGCACGATCTCTTGGAACATAGCCTATCTGAGGAGATTCCTCGGATGAACACTCTCTCAATCTCTGAACAGGTCGCAAAGCTGATGGGCCTACTTCAGACGCTGTCTCGGGACAAGGCAACACCAGAACTACTTGAACGTGTTGTCTCATGGATCAATGATCTTCCCGAAAACGAACGTCCTCCTGATCTCGACGATGCCCTACGCACGGCGTTCAATCTATCCCAGGACCGTGTAGAAGAAATCGTCAGTCCATCTGGGCGCTCTGACCGTAACTCGTTTGAAGACCTTGTCCCTCCAGTGGGATGGCTCTCACGCTATGTAGACTACACACGCAACACCGAACCACCGACTCCCTTTCATTTCTTTGCAGGGGCGGTTACCGTCGGTGCGGCACTCGGACGTAACGTCAAGTTCGTCAAGGGCTCATACAGTGTCTATCCCAACCTCTCTGTGATCATCGTAGCTCCATCCGGAAAGTGTCGTAAGACCAGTGCATGCAACATTGGCATAGGCTTCTACCGGAAGATGGGCGGGCTGATCCTAGCAGACAAGACAACCCCTGAGGCCCTGATCGAAGCCTTCAAGGACAGAGACAAAGCCGTAGGACTTATCTACGCACCCGAGCTCGCAGTCTTTCTCGGTAAGCAGAAATACAACGAAGGCATGGTGCCAATGCTGACAGCTCTGTTCGATTGTCCCGATGAGTGGTCCTCAGCTACCATCATGCGAGGAGAAGCCAAGCTCTCTGAAGTAGCTCTTTCCTTTCTTGGTGCTAGCACTATCGACTGGATCCAAACAGCCATTCCAAAGGATGCTTTCGGTGGCGGCTTCATGTCACGTCTTCTCTTCGTAGTCCAGGAAAGTACTCCACGAGTATTTCCAATACCACCGCCTCTCGATGAACGAACCAAAAAGGACTTGCAGTCCGAGCTCCTGTTCATAAGCAAACTGAAAGGCGACTTCGTTCTCACTAGCGAGGGCAGAGACTGGTACGAGAACTGGTATCGAACCCGAAACGTTGGTGCAGGGGCGTCCAGACAGTACGCCGGATACTTCGAGCGTAAACCAGACCACATAATGCGGATGGCAATGATCCTAGCAGCGGCGAGACTCGAAGAGGACCTGCTCCTTACCAAGAGTGACCTGGCTCGAGCTAACAAGATCCTTACCTGGCTTGAAGCCTTCCTACCAAGCACCTTTGACGAGTTCGCAACAACTGAACAGGATGACCAGGCTCGCAGGCTCGTACGGCTTCTCAAGAACAACGGTGGCGCTTTGCAACATAGTGACCTACTCCGTAAGTCCAGACTCTCAAGCTGGCACTTCAAGAACGCTACGAAGACTCTCCGTGAAGGCGGACAGCTATCGTGGAATGGGCAGACTCGTACCTACGTACTCACTCCCATAGGATGGAAAACAACATGAGCAATAGCAGATACAACTGGCTCGCAATCGCTTCTGAACTAGACTACACAACCACACTAGCCATGTGGACCGACCTATACATCACTCGCAACCTCTCTACAGCAGCCATAGCCCGGAAGTTTGGAGTCTCCCAGAACACCATACGCTCCGAGCTAGCAGGGGCGAACATACCGTTCCGGTCGCGCGGTGGCCCCAACAACGCCAAGATGACTATGACCGCAGAGATAGCGCAGGCGATCATGGAGCGGGGTATGTCCGCGACTGCTAAGGAGCTGGGAGTAAAGTATGGGACATTGTACAAGCGCTATGTCAAGTACAAAGGTCAGAACATGCGAGAAGAAGTCCGTCAGCGACAAGCTGGAGAAGGCGTTTCCGACTTTCAACACCCTGAAGGAGGGTCCGATCATGCAACGAATCGATGAATCCGAGTTCAAGGAGAACGGCTGGCATGGCTGTTCCCTTAAGTACGTGAAACTTATCAGTTTCCCTGACGCCGCGGATATGGTAGCCATTGAACCTGCTACCTACCTCTTCAAGGATATCCTCAGCCGCAGTCAGGGCTTTCTTGGACCCTTTGAAAGTCCAAGTCTCCATTCCGACGGCTTCGATTCCGGCGAGTCGCTTTTCTTCTGGCACCGCATTGAGATGCACGGACAGGAATATATCGCTGTTATAGGCGTTCGCCCTGACACACCGTTCGGCGAGAGTGACATACTCGTCAATTCCTCTGGTCACGATGGTCCTGGTGGGTTTCTTGTCGAGGAGAGTCTTAAGGTCCAGTACAAAACTGAGCGCTGCGTCTTTCTCCCGGTAAGTCCCCCAGACGGTTCCTGGATCACGCCCGCCATGGCCCGGATCAAGACAAATCCGTGGTAGCCTCATTACTCGATCATCCGTTTAAGGTGGTCTATACGCGTAGGACCTTCGTGTGTCGGGAATCCAGTAAGACCGCGCATGAACTCTCCGAAGGGCTGATTCTGAAAAGCCTGCCAATCGTCGATCAGCTTACCTCCTGGAAACGGATTGTCTATGTCCTCAAACACCCTACTGATGCCACCGAACTGCCGTGGAAATGGGTTCAGCTGATCAATTGCTCGTACCGCTCCGGACGCACGCATGCGCGTAATGGGATCCCTGACAGGTTCAATATCGAACTGGTCTGCGATCCCTTCCGGAAGAGCATCACCTAACCCTACAGCAGCCTGAGAATACAGACTGCCCATAACATCTAACATAGGGCCACCTTGATAGGACAGTGGACTGAAGAATACCCAGTTGCTTACGTCTGCACCGAATATCTCTTCACCCGCTGCACCCATAGCCCAGTTAGCTCCGAGCCATGTGCCGATATGCTTCAGCCGCCGCTGCGTAGATCCTCTCATAGCAAGTCTGTTCATATGAGCTATGTACCAGCTTGGCCACGTACCGTACTGGCCAAAGAATTTTCCAACTGTCGTCTGGAGTCCAGGTGCCGAGTTGCCTGCACGATACATGAACTGGGTCTGGTTCACATGTTCGATTCCTAGCTGATGTACTACGAGCTCAACTAGGCTTTTCCTGTCTATGCCTGATGCAGCTTTAGCCTTTAGGAGATTTCCCTTTATCGACGTCTCTAAATATCCTCCCTTAGGTGATGTGACGTCTAGCGCACTACCCTCGTAGAAGCGGTTCCACGCCTTTGCACCTCCATCACTCTTCATGAAGGCTTCCGCAGCCTTTCTGGCCTTGTGGGTCATACCGAAATACGCTACGCCCCTGTTCCACGTTTCTGCTTTTCTAAAGCCCCACCAGCCAGCGCTCTTGTACTGGTCCCAAGCCTGGTGCCACTTGCTCCCGACAGCTGAGTCCGTAGTCCGAGCCATGTCAGCCATTCCAGCGGCAGCCTCTGCAGCTTGCATAGGCGTCTCTGTAGTAGTGACAGCACCCATCCTTTGGAGGTACTCTGTAGCAGATATCCGCTTACCATTAAGTGTGACCTTCTGTGTCGGGTCTGACATCATCTGCAACCCGTACAGCATGTCCTTTCCTAAGACCGGAAAGCTTGTGATAAACGGCTGCATAAAATTTCGCATGGCCACTCCTGGATTGAAACCCATGTTGGCCATGTAGTTCATAGACAAGAGATTCTGGGACAGATTCAGATACTTCTCTGCTCCGACCTCTTTAGTGCCGAGACGTCCCCCAGTCTTATCAAACACCTTGTTCTCGACTTTCGCCATCCACTGGGCAATGTTAATCTGCGTGCTGTCAGGGATGTTCCGAACAGTGCTAGTGTACCGCATCCACAGATCGTACAGATCTTTTGGCATCCTGCCCGCTTTTGCATACTGTGCTATGTCCGTGCGTGCCCTATTCCACGGTCCGGCCATGTACTTGACTTCGCCATGCTTACGAAAGATCTTACCCAAGATAACAGCAAAGTCGTATTCCTTGTCGTCGATCAATAGCCGCCCTGTGTATAGATCTTCCGCCATCTCTCCGCCCAGCTGGATTCGTTGTTCAGCCATGAGTTCCTGAACAGACTGTCGTCGAGTTGGATCGTCTGGACGGATCTTAGGAGGCATCCTCTGCAGCTCTACGCGTGTTGACGCTTCCTGAAGGACAGCCATGTGACCGCCTTTCCTGTACGCAGGAAACTCCAAGAAGAAGTCCATCATCTTCCGTATGCCTTCGTCGCCTTTGCCCCAGCCCTCCTGTGCCTTACCCCAACGTATGATAAGGTCTTCAATCTTCTGAGCTGCATCCCATATCGCAGGAGAGAATTCGGCCCTTAGCTTGGCAAGATTGTCCCGCGATACCTGCGGACTTTTACCTCCCCACTTATTTGCGATCATGTGTTCGAAGAGCTGCCAGGTATCCTGACGGTCTTTAAGGTTGTCCATTCCGAACCCTTGTGACTGGCCATGCCGGGTCCTTTGTCGCGGTAACCCTCGAGCAATGGCACGAACCTCTTCTATCCATGGACGAACCTGTACTTCTAACTCCGTTATGCCATTCTCTATGGCTCTGAAGTGTCGGTACAGTGGAAGGTCGAGAGCTGCCTCAGCACGATTAAGTAGTTCGCCCATGGGGAAGACCAATCGCTGAACCGGATTGTATCCTGTATCCAAGTGCTTCCCTCTATCCTCATTTAGCTTCTTAATCAAGACGTCCGTCATGTCAGCGTCAGACTTGTTCAGTAAATCCGACACTGCCCTGCCAGCAACATCCGCCCTTACAGTATCAGGCGTACCTGCAGGAAATGGTTTCCCTGGAGTGAACAAGTCTGGCAACTTTGCTTTTGGGTTAGGTGGTCCGTCAGGCGGCGGACAATTCTGATCTACCATACACGCTCCTATAACTTACATGGCTTCCACATGCCGTTCGTTTCCCATTCTTGCTTCTCTGCGTCCGAGTATATTCTATGCCTCTTACCGTCAGGGGCGACTCTGATAACGCGTCCGTCCTTACGATAATGATTAGTCATTCCATTGGCTCTCTGAAAGGAATACATCGCAGCACTGTCAGCATCTACACCTGCCAAGATATTCAGGCCGTGAGGGTGCCTATCGAGCTGGAGAACTATCTCATTAACGCTTTTAGATGGATCGATTCCCAGATGCTTCAGAGCCCTCTGAACGGGCACGGTCTTCAAGAGAGCCTGGACCTGTGGATGATTTATAATAGCCATCCTGGCTCCTGGAGGATCAACCTCAACACCCATCTGCTCGTCCAACTTAGTATACGTCACGTTCTGATACTCTCCAGTCAGAACAGGATCCGGCAAGTGTTGCTGATGTATTCCAGAACTCTCGTCCAGCAAACTAAACGTCTTAACAAACGCTTCCTCGTCACCTGTCATGACTTCCGTGACGGCAATGTCTCCTCGGGCTACCTGCTTCATGGCTTCTTCCTGTGTAGCTGTCGCAGCGAATTTCGTGCTGTCCACTTCAGCATCGGTCTGCGCCCCCATCTTCAGATAGTAGCCTGCCTGGTCTGTTAATTCTTCCGCATGCTTGGGAGGCCTTACGACTCCCTCCAGGAACTCCCGAGCTTCCAGACTTTCCTTGAAGGTTTCACCGAGAGCCCCATATCTGTGCTGTCCGGTCAATGTGTAGAGTGTAACACTTCCATCAGAGTTCATCTGGACGCGAAGGCCTACCTCATCGGCGAGCTTGTGCAGTTCTGAGACCGACGATCTTGGAAGCCGTTGCTCTGCAAGCTCTCTGAGTGTCATCATAGGTGCGCTACCTGCTTCAACGTAATGATGACTGTCTTTGCTCAGTCTCACGGCTACCTTGATATCGGGATCGTAACCGTCGTCTAGCATCTTTTGAGCCGCACGTCTTGCCGTCGCTATGAACCCTGGAGCATCGCCATTCCTCCACGGCCTTGCTTGTCCTCTATGCGTTCCAGCTTCGGTTTCCCAACCGTGCTTGCCTCGATGCTGGAGCGTTCCCCCAGGACCTTCCTGCTCGAACATGTCACGTGTGAGCCAATACGACTGCGGTGGTGGATCTGGAGCTTCTCCAATCGCAAGTCCTCTGCCCTCAGGATGGTGTGCTATGATAGACGTTCCTTCGGGCAAGTCCCTTATGGATCTCGCGCCGCTCATAAGATCCTCTAGGTCAATGGCTCCTATCTCCCTCATCGCAGTTGGCAGGTGACCATACTCTACTTCAGCAGCTGATAGAACATCAGCATCACCCCTAACAGCACGTACCATCGTGTCGATCTCGTCCTGAGTTGCTGTTGCCCAGTTGATGCCTCCTAGTGCCTGCCAGACATCTTCTTCAGTCGCTCCAACGTAATCACCTCTATCGCCTACCCTAGTATCGTATTCGATCTTAATCTCGTCTCGCGTTAGCGCCTGAGGGTGGACAGGATAGTCTATCCCTCCAACGTTCTCTGTCGCGGCTGGCAGGCCTCCAGTTCCTTCGCTTGTGCGTCCCGGATTCTGAACGACACGTACGCGTTTACCCTCTCGGCGTAACTCAGGCCTGTCATCGATAGGAAAACCGGCCATCCTTGGATTCTCTGCACCCGCAGCTGACGTATAAAGGCGGCTAGCTGCCACTAGGTCTTTCGGCGCATGCTCTATCGCATAGCCATACTCACCCGTCGGCAGGTGAATTTCCCTGGTGACAGGAATGGACAGCACTAACTCTTCACCGGCAGGAGTAATTCGTTGATGACCTATAACATACGCTGTGTGGCGCTCTCCTACATCTATCTTCTGGAGCATCCGCATCCAAGGATACATCTTACCCGGATGCTCTGTCCAAATTTGTCCTGACCTCATGTCGATAAGTAGCTGAGCAGGCTGATCTCCATGTTCTACCAGATGCTTATACTGCTTTCTCGGAACTGCTGTACCATCAACCTGGACAACTACCGAGCCTATAGGTACCTGAGATACGGCACCATGACTATCCTGAACCGTGATCATACCATCTTCTTCTGTCGGTATCCTGCCCTCAGCATCTCCTCTCCTGGCAATAGTATCGATATCAAGGTCGCCCATGCGTTCCAAGGTGCGTTCGCGACGAAGACGCAATTCTCGGATCCCATTATCATACTTTGACAGCTGCGCAACGCGCTCAGGCAACTCAGGGCCTACCCTACTGGGTCCTGTCCTACTCACCCGTATGGATTCGTCAGTGCCCTGAATCAGAGCCAGACGTTTATCTTCAAGCAACTTTATCGCACGCTCGGTTCCTTCCAGGCTAAGCTCGTTCAGCCTTCGCTGGTATCGAAGCTTCGCATAACTAATCTCGCCTGTGATCTCGTTAATGGCGTGAGAGGCAGAATAGTCCTCATGTCTGGGCTTGCGTCCTGTCCCTGCAATGTTCCCCGTCGTGGGATCTAATGCCTCTCCGGAAGCGAAATCAGCAATCGGACCACGTTGAGGACCGTGCGGGAGTTGCTTGAGTTCATCAAGTCGAACCTCTAGAAGTGCGATCTCTTTCGCAAGGTCTTTAAGGTCCTGATGCAAGCCGGCTGACTCATAGTAGTCGGGGCGCCCAAGCAGATCCGTTGTCATATCGGGTCTGTGAATGGTGCCCGTCGGACCTTTACCTGGAGCGTAAGGTACTTGGTGAATGCGCTCGGCATAATTCTCCATCCACCGAAGCTTGTTCACGTCCTTAAAGTCCATGACGTCAGTGACAACCTCGTAAGGTGATCCACCTAAAGGTTCATACAGACCGTATTCCTTCTTCATGGATGTCAGATTGTCAATCTCGTCGTTTAGGGCTTTTCGTGCACCCTCCAATTGAACTTTGAGTCCAGCAAGGTCTTCGCCAGGTAAGGGCTCTCCTGTTCTTCCGTGGTAGACAGGTCTTCCTCTTTCCCGAAGAGCCCGCTCAAGCTCGTTGTAGTCTCCCTCCGCCTTCGTAACCCGAGCCTGTAATTCCCGGATGCGAGCCTGAGTACTGCTAGAAAGTTTTCCTGATGTTACTGCAGCTCCCTCTGCCTGAGCTGTACCTTCGACGTGCGTTAGGCGATGATGTTCTGAGCCGGGCCCACTGGCAGGCGGACCCTCATACTCTCGTACTCGCGCGTAGCGTTTCTGCGCAGCGTCGTAAGCAGGAAATCTCGCTGCCTGTGCTTCGGTAAGCTTTCCACCATTATTAACCTTATCCGCAAGGATGCTCATGTAAGTACGGAGCTTCCTTTCGATAGGTTCGTTCGCAGGGCCGATCTTCCTAAGTGCTGCGAGGAACCTCGCCTCTCCACCCTTGAGATATGGATCTATGGACAGTAGCTCGTACTGTCGTGATACTCCCGTCAGGGGACTGATCTCTGTGTCGTCAGTAACCTGACCGACGTTTCTTGTCTTCCTATCCGAATATCGTGAAACTGTTCCTGCTTCGGGAGGTTGGCGTTTCTGTTCCCTGCGACGTACGTTACGTCTTGTCCATTGAGGGTTCTTCGGGTAATCTTTTGGGAACCTTTGGATCTGCTCTCCATCTACAACGTCGCGTACGATACGCTTTGAAAACCGCAAGAACGAACTGTGATGTCCTTCTCCCTTAAGCTTAAGCATTCCCCACTGAGTTTCTGCCTGTGTCTGCACCATCAAACGTTCGATGGGACTTAGCCGTGCCCAGTGCGCTGCGGTAACCTGATTCAGGCCTGCGGGAGCACTGAGATCGCGTAAGATGCCAACTTGGAAGGGGATACCCTCTCCCTGCAACGCCTTGCTCATTCCCCACCAACCCGACCGCATCTTCTTCATCCATTCAGGCACGCGCAGGATTTCCACAGGTTCGAAGTCGCAGTTCGAACATCTCTTCATGACCCCACTGAGACGCGTTCCGGGTCTCGATGTACTCGTACCTGTATGATCTCCTGCAGGACCTCTTGGCTCGCCAGAACCACCGCGCCGTGCCTGCGCATCAACGTTTAGGCCTCCGACCTCATCGAGAACCACTGTCGTATCTGCAGAGGAGGTGTTCGCGGCATCGTTGTTACCGTCGTTTGGTTCATCTTCCGCGACTGACCTCCTCCGCGCATTTACATACTGCTCATCGAAGTGTGTCGCCCATTCCGGAGAGCGCGCATAGCGAGCCGTGGTCTTGGCGCTTAGCTTTATGTCTAGGTCGGGAGGGAGACTAAGCGACCCAGCCTCGCTTTCAAACAACTTATTCACATCCAGAATCCAAGCGTCTTGGAAGCCCGGATCAGTTAGACGTTCGTTTTCGACATAGTACTGCCACCGAAACTGAGTCGCTTCAGGAGTTGAATACACCGCTCGCAAATCCTCGACGTGCTGTAGTTGTCGTGCTTGCAGGTCTTCCTGTCCGGGATTCATCTTGTGCCATTCTTGAATCCTGGCCGCAACGGAGTCCCAATCGTACTCTATGTCTACTCGGAGGACTGAAACTTGTCCATCGTCTCCAGTCAATGCTCGAACAGCGTCAGCACCTTCTGTCCAAGCTGGGAGAATTGCATTCTTGGCTTGCTCTGCTTCGAATGCAGCGTTCAGATTTATTGGGTTTCTCGGCTGACTTGCAGAATCAGACATCCTCACGACTACGTCATCTAGGACGTCGCCTGGAACGGCCTTTCCTCCACCGAAGTTGATGTCAGTCAGAAAGTCTTCAACCTGTTCCCGCGGCCTGCCTGTCATTTCAACGATTTTGTCTACTGCCGCCTTGTGCTTTATTGGTCCGCCGACTTCATCTATCGTGGCTGTTGGGACTAACAACATCCCTATGCCCATCTCAAAGACTCCACCGAGGAGAGCATTCTCTAAAATGTGTCTGATCCGACTTTGACCATCTTGTAACCTACCACCTGCTACCAGCAACGAATCTGTGACGAAACCACTCTTAAACAGCCTCCACGCTTTTTGTGCCCGATTCGTGGCACTGTAGACTCCAAAGCCTGCCGTAGTACCAACGTTGATCGTAATCGCAGCTGGAAGCATTCCTACCATCATTCCTGTCATTTGGGGCCCGCCAGAACGTGCAACGGCTTTGGCGTACTCGTTTCGTCCTATGCCATACCGTTTACGCTGCTCCGGTTGATCATACCACTGAGTCGCGTAACGCTGCAGATCACTGATTTCCTGTTGTAGCTTGTCGTAATATGGCGTAAGCCCGAAGGGCATCCACTCTGCAGACAGTGGATAGATCAAGCCTTGCGTGATCGCTCTGGTGAACTGCTGTCGTTCTAGCTCTAACAGCTGCTTTTCGGTAGGAGCAGTTCTAGCGTATTCAGCTCGCCAGTCCTTATCGAATTCCGCCACCAAGGCATTGGCAGTGCGTCCATCAGGCAATTCGAAAGCGCCCAGAGGCCTACCATAAACGTCGTGACCTCCAGTAGGGTGGTACTTGAAGTTGTTGCCGCTCGCGACTAGAGCTTCCATGAAGCCTTTGGCAGCTTGACCTCCAGGCTCGCTCATCTCTCGAGCATCAACACCAGTAAGTCTAATCGTGCCTATCCCGGCGATACGTACAGTGTCACCGTCAATGACCTGATCTATCTTCATTGTGCCCGGACGTTCGACTCTGTACTGCTTATACCCCTCTTCTTGGTCGTGGACGATTTGATTGAACTGGTCAATTGCCATATCCAAGGGATCTGTCGAGGGCTGCTCGTCGCGGAGGATCTGACGCAGCAACTCTTCCCAGTCAGCTATAGTATCGTTCAGCGCTGGCGGTACAACGGTCGCGCCACCAGTACCTACACCAGCTATAGTACGCCTAGCGCCCGTCTCGATTAACTGTCTTACTCCTTGTGCCATACATTACCTCTTTAGTGAACGGATCGGATTAGATGCGCGTTCTTCGGGTGTACCGGCTACCTCAAATTGCGGTTTGTACGTTGCCCCCTGTATTGCCTGTTGCATCACGGAATTCGGAACTCCACCTACTCGACGCTGCATGTACTCCTGTTGCGGCGTCATTTGAGGTACGATGTCTTGCTGGGACACCTGATTCGGTACCACTGCATTTGCTACATCGCTTAGGCCGTTCAAGGCGTCTATAATAGAAGCGTAAGTACCGTTGGTCGGGTTATCCCGGAAATTCATTATCGCCTGCATCAAAGGCTTGGCCCACCCGATGAAGTCACTGCCGGCTGGCTCCAGTGCAGCCCGTTCAGCAACTTCACTACCTACCTTCTCTACCGCAAGTTTCATAGCGTCCATGTTGCCCTGGAGCACTGCAGCCGCAGGCAACATCGGCCTTAATCGTGCTATGTCATCCGCTGTAGTAGTTTCCGTCAGAACAGGCGTGGTATCCCATTGCTGGATCTGCTCCATGAATTTCCCAATATACTCTTCGGTGATAAACTTACCACCACTAATCTCATCCGGATCGTGAATGCCTAAGCTGTTCGCTACATGCTTCTCGTACTCAGGGCCGTCGTCACCGAGCTCGTCGATGATAGCGTTCCAGATCAGTTTCGTTCTATCAGCCTGTTGCTTCAGGGTCAATTTTCCTTGGTGCTGGTATCGTGTTCCTCGGGCTTCGCGGTAGGGCTCCATTGCATGGATCATCCACGTTGCTGGATTAGTCCCATCAGGGGTTTGCTGGTACTGTTGGATCAAGGCACTGAGCGTTGGGAAGTCTAGCGTAGGGCCTTGTCCGTACCCCGCGTCGATGTTCTCCTGTATGTCTGCCTCAATGGCCCGCTGCGCGCGACCGGTTAGATTCTGTCGCTCAAAGTCAGTTAGCGGGGTGGTTCTGCGATCTGCCTCCTGAGGGAGCGCAGCAAAGTGACGTCTAACAAAATCTGTCATGCCAGCCAAGGTCGTAAAGACTGTGTTGAGCATACCTAACGGTACGACTCCAGCTGGATCCGTGACATGTGACGACTCGAACAGATTCACCATGCGTGCTATGTGTTCCTTGAGGAAGTCTCCGAATCCCGGAATACCAGCAATGTCTTCCCCACACTGAATGTAGTTAGCTCCTTTCTGATCTGAACACAGCTGGTCAACGATCGCTACTGTCTCATCGAATGCCTTCTTGTTCAGTTCCGCGAATCTCCGCGCATTCCTGGCGTCGTGTATGCCCGCTATTAGGTTATGATCGCGCGTCTCCCGATCAGCATCTCCCGAAATGGCCTGGGCTTCCACTATAGCTTGATGCACCGATTGTCCTGATTGGCCACCATCTCCGAGTAAGTCTATGACAGACTGGTCCATGTTCAGAAAGCTTTCTTTTTGCTCGGCAGCAGAGAGAGCATGATACCCTGTCATGTACTCCCAGCGAGCTATCTCCCACAACTGTTTCTCGTTCAGGCCCTTCGCCCATGGGAGATCGCGGAGA